CGACAGTCTCGTCTCCGAGGAAGTTTCCCATCAAATCGGGAAGCGTAATCGGCGGATGTTTCGCATCAACCATTCTAAGGTTGCTGCGGATCCGTTCGTGACTGGTCTGAACAACAAGTATAGCATGTCAGCTTACTTGGTGTTCGACACACCGCCCGTGGGTTACACGGTTACGGAGCAGAAGCAGGTGATCGACGGCTTTCTAAGCCAGATCACCGCTTCTTCTGGTGCTCTCATCACCCAGATTTTGGGTGGAGAGAACTGATGATGTAAGTGACTTAAGGCTATGGATAGTATACCCCCATTAGGAGGATCTATGAAAAGCCTTATGTCGCTCTGGAATGTTTTGCTCGCTGATGCGGGCAAAAGATGCTGCACTAGCATCGAGAAAGACATGGAAACATGTCAATCTCGCTTCAAAGATGAAGGCGTATCGTTTTTAACGATTACGCTCAGTAACTTTGGCAAGGACCTCCAAAGGGCCCTAGATCAAGGTTACATTGACTCCAACCTTTTCCTTGGTTTTAAGAGGAAAGGGGGTCTCCCTGCATTTTTGCAAGGTTTCCTTCGTCACATCTTTGATGAAACTAGTGGTGGGCTGCTGCACAATCCGTGTATTGATTGCATCCATTCGATTAGACAATTAACTTTTGTCTTTTCGAAAGTGGAACTTCCTTGTACGGAAAACCGTATTCGGGAGGCTTTCAATTCGTATGTGCAGTGTGAACAGGAACTCAGAAAGTCTGATTCCAGTGGAACTGGGCGAAAACAATCGCTCACACCTCTGGTCAATCTCGCTTTCGCCATGCTATTTGGCAATGTGGTCAATGGCATCAATAGAGAATTATCTCTGGGATGCTACGACCATTTCTTGCCCAGACATGGACCCGGAGCTACATCAGACACTCTGGTTGGTAACCAGAAGTTTTATCAATCTGAGTGGCCCCGGCGGCTCGAAGAGTTACTTCCGTTTGGTGACTTCTGTCTCCCAAACTGGCGGTACTTCGATTCCGAAGTCGAGTTCCTTGAACCCGGATCAGAGAGACCCGTCAGAGTCATATCTGTTCCTAAGACGCTCAAACGCCCAAGAATCATCGCTATAGAGCCTACTGCCATGCAATATGCGCAGCAGGCTATTCTAGGTAGATTATTGGAAGGATTCAAAAGGGATGATTACCTTAAGAACCTTATCACTATCCATGACCAAACGCCTAACCAGCGGATGGCTCTGGAAGGCTCCAAAGATGGTTCACTTTCTACTGTGGACCTCTCTGAAGCCAGTGATCGTGTTTCGAACCAGCTTGTTCGTGGTCTCGTCGCTCCTTGGCCTGATTTTCTTCAGGTGTTGGACGCTACAAGATCACGTTCAGCAAGGCTACCTGGTGGCGAAGTAATTCGTCTTGCCAAGTATGCGTCTATGGGTTCAGCTCTTACGTTTCCAGTTGAAACTATGGTCTTTATGGCCATTGTTTTCGCTAGCGCGTATGAGCTCAGCTCCCACAAGGACTGGTCAATCCTAAAGAAGGAATTGGCCAGTCGAGTGCGCGTCTATGGGGACGACATTGTCTGCCCCACAGACATAGTGCATCACGTCATCGCTAATCTCGAGACTTTGGGTCTTCGAGTAAATAGTGATAAGACTTTCACGAGAGGTTCATTTCGTGAGTCTTGTGGTAAGGAATACTATGACGGCTGCGATGTTTCCATCGTTAAGCTGACACAGGTATTCCCTGCTCGACGTGACGACGCAAGTGAAGTGGTAGCCATGGTCTCTTTTCGTAACCTTCTTTATATGCAAGGTTACTGGACCACTTGCCAATGGCTAGATGATAGGATTAGACGCATCCTGCGTCACTTCCCCATCCTTGAACCCACTTCGCCAGGAATTGGTAGAGTAAGTGTCTCCTTTGCCCCTGAAGGGACTAAGGAGCACCCAGATTTGCAGAAGCCCCTAATCAAGGCCTATGTCAAATCTGCACGGATTCCCATCAACTCCGTTGATGGTTCCGCGGCTCTCCTCAAATGCTTCTTGTCAGGTTTTAATCCTGACCCAGAACACCTGGAGCGTTCCGGCCGTCCTCACGGCTTCGGCATCAAATTGAGGTGGACCCCAGTCGCATAGCGAATGGGTGTGGTATCCCGAAAGGGTACCTAACG